TTTAATTATCTTGTGAATTGTCCTGTGCGTGGTGGTGGTATTGTTTGGAACAAGTTGGGTTCGCATCCTACCCATAGGAAACAAGCACCCACAATTGGTGACGCTGAATATGCCTACCAGTCGTTTTCAAAGAATATCAAAATGTTCAGTTATGCTTGGATGGGCAATGTTACTGGCAATAACTACGAAATCAACTCTGCTGAGTCGAAAGAGCGTATCCACCCTACCCAAAAGCCCGTTGCGCTTTACAAGTGGCTGTTGGCTAACTATGCACAGCCGGGGCAAACGATTCTTGATACTCACATGGGAAGCGGTAGCAGTGTCATAGCCTGCCTTGATCGTGGACACCCTATAGTAGCTTGTGAAATTGACAGAGAATACTTTGATGCAGCCTGTGAACGCATAGAGCGAGCGCAGCAGCAGTTGAAGCTGTTTGGGGGTAATGATGTCTGATTTATCTTCTGATCTTCCTGTTTCCGAGACACGCAAGATTGAGCTTTCTTTGCGTCCTTACCACGGCAAACTGTTTCTGACCAAATCCAAAGCTGCCTACTCCAAAGCACACGAAGAACTATTCGCAACTCCTGACATTCTTACTTGCGCCGAGTCGGGGCGTTTTTGTGGTGGCGAGGGCAAAGACGGGGTGTGGACATATCTGGTGTATGCCAACATGCCGCATTACTTGGCACACGAACTCACACATGTCCTGTTGCATGTGTGGGAGCGTTGCGGAATGAATCCTTCTGACTCTGGAGGGGAGGCGTTCTGCTACATGCTGAGTCAGCTGATGCTTGATGCAGCTAACAAAAAAACGAGGCTCAAATGAACCAATACCATCCTGACGTAATAGCCAAGAGAGAGAAGGAAGCTGCCGAGGCTGCTGCCAAGAAAGCTGCCGAGGATAAGGTTCGTATAGAGCAGATTAACGCTATTATGGCTAAGAACAGGATATTGGCGTTTAATTGCGGGAAGTCTCGCCATCCGTCATATCCAGAGATACGTGAGCCTAACCCTTTGCAGAAACAGCTGCTGGATGCATGGCGTAATCCTCAGCTGAAGGTTTTCACCTATATGGGGGCTAACAGGATCGGTAAATGTCTTACGTATCAGACACTTGTCGAGACTCCCAACGGTGAAATATCAGTAGGTGAACTGTTTGAACGTGGCGAACCGTTTGAGGTCTATTCGTGGAATGGTCAGGAGCGTGTTGCAGCTCTGGCTATGCCCCCCTTTAAAAAAGAGGGGCTTCACCAGTGTTATCGCATTACTATGACGGATGGCAGGATAATTGAAGCTGCTGACCATCATTTGATCCTGACAACAAAAGGCTACGTTTCCGTTGATACCTTATACGCCGAGTCTCTTGTTTCTGTTCAGGAGTCTTTTTCTTCTGTTGGGTGTACGCAAGCATCCCAGAATAGTTCCTCCTCCTGTTGTTTATCCTCTCCTTTCCTTCAGGAGTCCAGTTTGGAACCTTGCCTTTCAGGTCAACCGCAAGATGTTCTTTGTTTGAGCCAAACACCATCAGATTGTCAGGATGGTTGTTCAACGGATTACCGTCTATATGGTGGACAACCTCTTTCCGGTCAAGCAGGCGTCCAAGTTTTTGCTCCATCACAAGCCGATGTTCAGCCATGTAGTTGTCATGAGTCCGGTTCGGGTGGTCATACGAGTACACATACTTGTATCCCTTCATGTACTTTACCCCGCCTTTCCAGCCAGTATGAAGCTCCCCATTCCGAGGGCCAGTGCGCTGAGTCTTTAGCCCATGCTTCTTGCAATACTTCTCAACCGTGTTCTTGCTTATCCCAAGAAGTTCAGCCGTTTTCGTCTGAGTTAGCTTCTCCACCTCAATCATGTGCGGTATTTTCGACACAATCTCTTCAGCAATCCGATTTGCCCGATAATACGACTTGTTACCCATTTCACACTCCTTTGTATGTGTATTCAAACAAGATTGAGTGCATCACCCCTATTGACACCAGTCAAGAGTGTTATGACTTTGAAGTGCCTGTTTATAAGAACTATTTTGCGGGAGGTCTGATACATCACAACACTACTATCGGCGCTATTTTGGCTATCAGCACACTCAGAGGCGAATGGCCTTGGTCGGGAGAGAAGATCCCCTTCCCGCACACTAACCCTAGGCGCATAGCCTATGTTGGCCAGGGGTGGGAGACCCATATCATCCCTGCGCTCAAGTTCTGGTGGCCTGAGGATATGCCGGTTAAGCCCAAGAAGAACAATCAGGGGGTGGATGCCACTTGGGAGTTCTGGTCGAGGTCTCACGACAAGGGGATGCAGGGTGAGCTTCAGATATTCTCCACCTCTCAGGACGTAACCGTATTTGAGGGTGCCCAGTATGATCTTGTTATCTATGACGAGCCTCCCCCAAGGGATATACGGGTAGCTTGCGCTCGTGGTCTCGTAGATAGAAAGGGCAGAGAGCTGTTCTGCTGTACCCTGCTTAATCAGGCGTGGATTCATAGGGATATTATCAGGGCTACGAATGAGAAGGGTGAGCCTGATCCTACCTATTTCAATCTCTCCGGTGATTCTTCTGTGAATATCGGGTACGGCATCACCCAGGAAGGTATTGACCAGTTTGCCAAGTCACTTACGCAGGATCAGGTTCGTATCCTTGGTAAGCCTTCGTATCTAAGTGCCCTTGTGTGCCCCCGATTTGACCGTAAGACCCATATCAAGGAACGCTTCCAGATTCCGCTTAATGCTCTCATAGATATAAGCATTGATTGGCACCCTTCAAAGCCGCTTATGGTGGTGTTCATGGCTACGCTCTCCAACGGCATGAAGTATGTCTGTGATGAGATCAAGTTCCGTGGGAATATCAAGGCAGCTACAGAGGAAATTGTCAGGGTTATCAGAATGCGGGACTATGCACGCATTAACAAGGTGATTATAGACCCTCTGAGCAAGTCTGGACAGCCTAACGATTCCGATGCTTTTTCTGTCATGGAAGAGATTTTGATGCCCTATGGGTACGCATTGGAAGTTGCTTCAAAGGAGAAAGAGAACGGGATTGAGCTTCTGAACAACCTCTTGTGGACGCAGAACGAATGCCCTGCAATTTTCTTTTTCCGAGACTGTGTTAATGCGATTCAGGAAGTGGAAGATATGATGTATGACGAGAACGGAAAGCCTGTAAAGGTCAATGATGATGCCTTTGAGTGTATCTACAGATTAGCCCTGCTGAATACAGAGTGGTTTGAAGAGTGGAAATCTAAGGTCTCAGGAAGTCACAGGAGCGTGGTGCTATGATCATCAACATAATAGGGCGTGGCGAGGGCTACGAGCAGGGCTACGAGGCTGAAGGGGAAAAATGGAGTATCAATTATTGGGCTCCACAGACCACCATACTATTTAATATTCACCCATCAGGCCACGAATTTTACACAAAAAACATAAAAGACATTGAAAACGCAATAGCTGCCGATTGCAGAGTAATTACGCAAGATGATTTAGATATGCGGAGTGCCATGAATGTGCTTAACAGTGACTTCTTTAGTTCTAGCGTTGATTGGCTGATGGCTCTCGCCATATTGGAAGGCAGGACAAGGGAAATACACCTGTGGGGCTGCTGTATGAGCGATCCTGACCATTATGACAAGAGAGTTGGTGCTAACTATTGGGTCGGGTATGCAACGGCTCTAGGAATCAAGGTGGTTATCCACGGCAACAGCACCATCTGCACTAACCCCGATGGCCTCACCTACGGGCTATTCACCCCTATGAGCAGGAAGTATATTGCAGAATCCAATAAATATTGATTGACTTTCCAACAAATGTTGATATACAGCCATAAAGCGTCAAAAATCTGACGGAGGACACACGTCATGCAAAACCTAACTGGACTTTCCCAAACCGCTGAAGGCTATATCTGCATTAACAAGACCAATGATCTGTATATCGCATGGAGTGCAGGTGCACCTACCACCCTTGGCACAGCCATTATGGGTAAGGGCTCATTCTGCATTGATGTGACCAACGGTAAATTCTATGTACAGGGTGGCACCAAGGCTACTCCTGCATGGAAGCTCGTTACCAGCGCAGCGTAATACAATAGGGGGGCTTTATGCCCCCTTTATCCTTTGTGGGAGAACACCCACCAGGAGCAAAAAATGGCTGAGAAGATTTCTCTACAGGATGAGGAGATTATCACCCTTCTCAAGCCTGACCTTGACGCAGCACAATTACATCAAGACGATATGGCTATGCAGCGGGAGGCTTGCTACAAGTCCTTCCGTATGGCTCTTTATGGCAACGAGCGTGAAGGATGGAGCAAGTCAGTAGCCTCCACCGTCTACACGCAGCATCAAAGTGTCCTTGCCGCACTCATGGAAATCTTCTCTGGTGAGTTTTTTACTCTCAAGGGCAGAGACTCCGATAAGGCTACCAAAAATCAGAAGTTAATCGCCTACCAATTATTCCGCAAGAATGACGGCAACAAGAAGATATACGACTTCCTGTTTAATGCGGGGCTGTATCACTATGCCGTATTCAAGGTCTACCACAAGGAAGATTATGAGCTTGTGGATGAAAAGTATGATCGTCTCGATGAAAATCAGATGGCTATGCTCTCCCAAGACCCTAAACGTCAGATCACCAAGTACGATGAGGTTACTCTAGCTGGCCCTGTCGATATGATGAGCGGCCTGCCCACTGAAGTAACTGTATTCGAGAACGTAAAGGTCGTTCGCAAGGACATCAAGTACTTTGGCCCTACCTTTGAGGTAGTGCAGCCGTGGGCGTTTGGCTATTCCCAGGACTGCAAGATAACCGAGTGGGGTGGTATTGACGGCAGGCTGGTGTATCACAGTGTCAAGCTGTCTCTTAACGACATCCGCAGGCGTGAGAAGGCTGGTATCTACAAGAAAGGCACCTTTGCCAAGTGCAAAGACCTGTCCAGTTCAACAGCCGTAACCAAAACCGATGAAGCCTCCATTGAACTACAGGTAGATGGGCTGACTGAGATTATTGATGATGGCTCACGCTACCGGAAAGGTAACGAGCCTGACCTTAATCGTGAACTGAGCGTCAAAGAGTGCTACGTCAAGCTGGATATTGATAAAGACGGGCTACTGGAGCCATGTATTGTCACTATCATTGAAGATACGGTTGTAGCACAGGTTGAAGAGAACCCTTACGGCAGACCTGTTTTCCGTATCGGATCCATGCTGCCAGAGCCTCACAAGGTACATGGTATTGCCCCACCGTCCATCCTTGAGCATGACCAGAAGATTCAGACCAACCTTCTGAGGTTCATACAGGATTCAGCAGCGCAATCATGCTACCGCAATCCTGTGACCAACGATGTCCGTATGCAGCAGATGCTCCAAGAGCGCAAGCCTTTTGACGTTATCCTCGGAGACCCTGCACGTCTTGGTGAAGTAAAGACCTCCCCTCCTGATAACTTTGTGCTGAAAGCGTTTGAGCTGCTACAGGGCACAAATGAAGAGAAAACGGGTAACTCCCGTTACAATCAGGGTTCTGACAGCGAGAGCTTAAATAAGACAGCCACTGGAATCTCGCTTATCTCGCAAGCATCCGCTCGAAGAACCCGCATGTCTGCCAAGGCTATCGGAAACGGTGCTGTAACCGGCTTAATTCGAGACTTTATCTTCATAAACCAGAAATGGCCTAACCCTGATCCCGTTTACCTGTTGGGAGAAAACCTCACCATTAACCCTGATGATGTCATGGGTGAGTACGAGATAGAGATTGATATTGGCGTATCCCCTGCTGAGAAACAGGCTATTGCTAACCAGATCGATCTGCTGCTCCAGTTTGCTACGCAGGCTGGCCTGCAAATGGGCATTCAGAAGCCGGAGCATATTATCAGGGGCATCAAGAAGAAGTTCGCACAGCTAAATATTGTTGTGGATGATCTGCTGGTTTCCGAGCCGGAATATAAGCAGATGGAAATGCAGAAACAGCAGGAGGCGCAGCAGAATCCTCCACCTCCACCTCCAGAAGTACAAGCACAGCAGCTTGAGATGCAGATGAGCCAGCAGGAACATCAGATGAAGATGGCTGAATTGCAGGCCAAGATACAGGCAGAGCAGCAGAAGCTACAGCTTGAAATGCAACAGATGCAGATGGAAGCTGAAATTGAGCGTGAGAAGATGATGGCTGAAGCTGAGAAACTGCAATTATCCATTCAGCAAGCCAGAGAGCAGCACGTACTTAAAATGCGTGAGTTGGAGAAGTCTGAGAAGGTCAAAGAAACCAGACAACAGCCTGACCCATTGAGGGTACGCAAATGAATATAGCTGTTATACGACGCAAGTTCCCTGAATACGGTGATTTGGCAGATGCCGACCTGTTGGAAGTGTTTGCCAACATGCTTCAGGAGGTAATGACTGAACCTCCTGCTAAATACGCTGAAAGGGTACATGACCCTTCTGTAGAGGCAGCAATACAAGATGTTGTTAAAGCTATTGATGGGTTCAATGTTGATTCAGTATTGGAATTGATGGGCGAGTTATCAGGCAAGTTGGACAGCATTAACGCGGGTATTTCTGCAAGTAACAAAGCAATAAAAGATATTAAGTTGGAAGATGGCAAAGACATCTCACCTTACTTTGAAATGTTAGCTAGACAACTATCAAAAGTCGAGGCAGCCATATTGTCAAATAAAGTATCTATGCCAGAGATAGTAATACCTGCCAATAAAACAGTATCAAGTTTTAAAGTTAAACGAGATGAACTTGGCTATATCAAAGAAGTTATACCCGTATATTAAGGGGACAGTATGCCTGCATATAATAAATTCAATGATTTTTCAGAGCAGCTAAGCAAAGGAGTGCATCAGATAGGCACTCATACGTTTAAATTGTTTTTGAGCAATACAGCACCTTCTGCATCCAATACTATACTCTCTGACATAACTCAAATTTCATACGCAAACCTTGGTGGTTCTGCTCCAACAATTACCTTAGCAGAAAGTGAGACAGAAGGGGTAACTACAGTAACCGCTGTTTCCGTTGCTATTACTGCTACAGCCACTTCTCCCACTTTTAGATATTATGGCATATACAATGATTCAGCAACTTCACCACTTAAAGCCTTGGTGTGCTGGTTCGACCACGGTTCACCAGTAACCCTTGATACCACTAATTCACCATTCAATATTAAGTTTAATAATTCCAACGTAGGTTCCCCTGGCGCACTCTTTACACTGGCATAGGTGAAAACATGATTAGAAGCGTAAAAATTAAACCAGATCAGTATGCAGAACTTGAGGCTATCCTACCTGTTGATCGAGTAGTTGAGATCGACGAAGAAGGCCGATGTAGCCTAGCAGATAGCCAATTGATTATCGACGAAGATCAGATCGAGGTGGCCTGATATGGGTATTTTAATCAAGGATGCCAACAGCCAAACACAGGAAACCAGAACCAATCAAGGTGCTGATGGGCCACATACGCAAGTAGTTCAAAGTACCAGCGATGGCATGATTATGCGCCTGTTGCGAGTGTTTCAAAACTTTACATTCTCTTTTCCAGGCACCGTTGCCAGTGCGTTGAACGTGAGTTTATTGAGTACCCAGGGACTTGGGACGGTCAACTTAGTAAATACGGTCAGCCAATGCAACATCAGCACAGGCGATATGGGCAAGTACGTAACCGTTATGCGAGCTCAATCAGTAGCTTGCAATACTGGCATCTATCAGAACTTTAAGAGGGTATAAACATGGGATTATCTAATACAAACTTGCCAGGGCTGCACATGCCCGAATGGGAAATATTGACCGCTGCTGGTGCTACAGGTATCGCAGGCACTAATATTGTTGATGACAACAAGCGTTATATTTATGCTTATTTTCAAACTTCAGCCACCGCTGCCCAGTTCCATCGCTTCGATACATGGCGCAAAACTTGGCAAATACTAACTGTTCCAGCAACACAGACCGGCACCGTTGCAAACATGGTATATACCGAAGGCATTGGCGGTCAATGGTCAGGAAAAACCTATGGCGCGATTTATCTGTTTGTTGGCAACGGTACAACCTGTTACCTCTACAAATACGATATAGCAACTCATACTTGGAGTTCAAACCTTGGCACAACCAACGTGCCTGCTGCGTTTGCTACTGACTGCTATTTGATGCACCCCGGCCCTCCCCGCAACAACTGGGAGGGTGGCTATCATTCAGGGGTGCTGCGTACTATCACATTGGGTGCTGGCATAGCTGTTGGTGCAACGTCGGCAACAGTGGCTGCATTGCCTGAAGCTCTGCCAGTTGGAACACGGCTGCGCTTTGGTACATTCAACGTAACGCTTACCGCTGGAGCGTTGAAAGGTGCCACAAGCCTAACTGTAACAGCATTAGCGCAAGGTATGGCTGCTGGAACTATACTTACCATTCCCACTCTCGGCATTGACATAGCACTTAGTTCAGCCGTGGCTGCTGGAGCTACGACAGTTCCGGTATTCCCTGTCGGTAGGGATATTCCTAACAGCACTTCAATAGTTGTTGAGCAGTTCATTGTACTTACTGCCGCTGCTGCCGCTGCCGCTACATCTATTACTATTGCACCTGCCCTTTATACAGTGACCAACGGATCAACTGCTCTGTACTATGGTAACTTCTACCTTATAGGCAACAACGCCACTCAAATGTACCGTTACAACAAAGGGGCTAATGCTTGGGCTACAACGTCGGCTAACTCAGGCAACCCTGCACTTGCTGCGCTCCCTGGCTCTGCTGGATCTGGCTGCGCTTTGAAGTGGCTACCCGCCTATTCCCCTGACAAACTCTGGTGCTTGAGAGGTGGAGCTACAGCTACAACCTACATCTATGATCTAGTGACAAACACATGGTCAACTGAAACGTACTATCCAGTTGCAGAAACATTCACAACCGGTTCTAGTGTAGCTTCGAGATCTATCAACGGGAAGCAAAGCTCCCTGTTGATCCAGAAGGATAACACCAACCGTATTTTTGAAGGTATTCCATTCAGAAACACACTTGAGACAGCAATAACCCAGGACAAAATCGCACACGGTACAGCGGTAGTTGGTGACAAGTCATGCTGCCTGACTACACCTGACGGCATTGAATTTTATTACATGGTGCTGCATTCATCCACCGGATTTGTAAGAACTGCATTACTGGATAGCTAATGCTTTTAGCACTCTGGCCTGCATTACAAACCGAATCAAGTGGAATAGATAGTTCCACTAGTGCAGGCTCGTATTCAATCTCTGGATACAGCGCATCAAGTTCAGTAACGTACAACTCGGTAACTGCTGTAGGTGGCTATTCAATAAATGGTGTAGCAACTACAGATACACAAATACAAAATAGCGCAACAGGAACAGGTCTATATTCAATAACAGGCTATGCAGCAGTTTCCGAGACTCAAACATCTTCAGTCAGAAGGCATGGCAGCAGTTCACGCAAAAGAAGAGAAGCCATTTTGCGAGACGATGAAGATTTATTGTTGTGTATTTCTCGATTTATGTGTATAGCGTCAAATAATTGACGGAGGCGTTATGACCGATGATATGTTAGCAGACAAAGGGTATCAGGCAGAACAGGCCAAATCATACCTTGTAGATGTTATCAACAGAGCGTCTAACAGCCTCTCTGAGCAAGTTTCATGTCTATATCCAGACGAGACTATGAAGTTCACGGTAATACGCTCTCAGATGATGGCGTTGAAAGATATTCTGGCTGTTGTTGATGGAGATATACAGGCAGGTAAAGAGGCACTGGAAAGACTTCGTGGTGAGCCTCGGAAAGTGGAGGGTATTCTGTGACATTAGGCGCAGATGTAAATTACAAGGTCAAGAAGCTCATGTGCAGGATACGGGCAGCGGAGGAAGAACTTACGCAGTACAAAGCGTTCTATGCAAAGGAACGTGAAGAGTTTCTTGGAACAGTTGACGCATTGAATGACCAGATAGCCAAACTCAAAACAAGATTGGCAAACAAGCAAAACGAAACGCCCTTACCACGGGGCAGAAAGAAGGCAACACGATGAGTGAACAAGGCACACCAGCCGAACACGTAAGCCTGGGCGATAACGGAGTCATCATGCTCTCGGAAGAAGCTATGGCTGTCATGGAAGGGATTGAACCTTCTGCTCTTGCAGAGGAACCTAAAGAGGCTACACCAGCCGCCGAGGAACCGCCAAAAGTCGAGACGAAGAGGATCAAGCACAACGGTCAGGAGATAGAGATAACCCCTGACAAAGAAATCGAACTGCTACAGAAGGGCTATGACTACGACTACAAGAAAGCCCAGATTGAGCAGGAGAGAGCCAAGTTAGCGGCTTACCAAGGGCTTGTAAGTGCTATTGAAGCAAGTCCTGACATCAAGGCTAAAGTAGCGGCTGCTTTGGGACATAGCGAACAACCTGCAAAGGATGTGACCCCAACCTTCGATGATCCGATTGAGCAACTGAAGTGGGAGATTCGGCAGGAAGTCCTGAGCGAAGTAAAGCAGCTATCCAAACCGCTTGAACAGCAGTTGCAGATGCAGCAGCAAATCACCGCTCTTGATCGTGTGAGAGCAGAAGTGCAGAAAGACCCGCAATTCAATGAAGTGCAGGCAGCGATTCTTGACCAGATCAAGTCCATGCCTGAGTCCATTGGGCGTAATCTGTACCTTCAACTCGATCAAGACCCAAGAGCCTACATGGACATGTTCCAGACCGTTAAACAGCGGCTGGCGAAATCACAACCTCAACCAAAGGAACAGGGTACAGCTCCAGAGCCGGTAAAACGCGAGACTAAAGCCCCCATTCTTGAACAGGGAAATAATGCTGAAATAGAAACTGCTGCACAGCAGAAGATGAATGAACGCATTAAGGAACTGCAACGCAAATCAAAGAATGGTGACTACCGCGCTACCGGAGAACTGATGTCCCTGTTGCCCTAACAGGAGAATACGACAATGGCTGGCGAAACTACTACTTATACCACTAACTACAGCTCCTCCATGAGAGAGAGCATCAGCGATATGATCACTAAGTAACATTGGTGCTTTGAGAGTATTATGAAAAAGACCTGCTTGATATGCCATAAAGAATTTAACATTGTCCCCGCAAGGGCAGACAAGGCTAAGTTCTGCTCAGTAGCTTGCAAGGCTGAATATCAGCATTTGCATGTGAAGGGCGAAAACCACCCCCGTTGGACGGAAGCCCAGCGAGTTAAGGTGTGTGAGTATTGTGGTAAAGAATTTTCCCAAAAGCCAACTGAGGCTATCAGCACTTTTGAAGGCAGAAAGTTTTGTGGCCACGAATGTGGATGGAAAGGGCAAATTTATCACGCAGTAGAAAATCACGTGCTTTGGACTGGCGGGAAGCGGCAGCGTGACTTCCAGCATACTAAGTGGCGTGAGGCGGTACTGAAAAGGGATAAGGGCGTTTGCCAAAAATGTGGTGATTCAGGCGTTGAAATGCACGCTCATCATATTAAGGCTTACATTGACTATCCAGAGTCCCGCTACGATGTATCCAATGGTGTAACGCTTTGCTGTGTATGCCATTGGGATATACATAGTGCTCTCATAGAAAACGGGGAGAATTGCTGGGATACCCTACCAGATAGTGCTGGGGGCAATCAGCAGCCGAGCTTGAGTCGAAAGGCTCTTGAAGGTTCAACGACTAATGGCCGAGCCTACAGGCGT